TTGGTTAGCCATAGGTTACCCCGCTGTCACATAGTTGATGGTGATCGGGCCCGGTGCCAGATACTCAGTCGGAGACACCGTCACGTCCTTAGCTCCACCTTCATTGAAAACCTGATAGGTGACGAAGTACGACAAGTCGCCCGGATTCAGCACGTCAAGTGGGATGGTGAGTGCAATCTTGCCGCTGTTGACCACGTCGTCCGTTCCGTAGATGTAGAAGGAGCCGGGTGATGCGTTGACCACGCCGGGGTTGACCGCGAGGTGCGGCACTGCCGGACTGTTGCTCAGAAAGTCCGCCAACGAAGTCGCACGACGGAACACCTGACCTTGATAGAGCATGTCTACGATTGCCGTAGGCTCGCCGCCCGTAGCGATGGTGTTGTCCGGCAGAACTGGGTTGTTGCTGATCCACGCGTTGTTCGTGGCGTTGGTGCGCGTCCATGCCGTTCCTGTCGGGATGACCACGCCGATGTCATAGGAGGCGTCGCTCTTGGCGCACTTGATGAGCGGAATCTCCACGCTCTGCACACCTGAGACCGCCTGCACCTGACTGATAAGCTCAGACTGGAACAGCGTCGTCGAAGAGTTGTCAAGCACCACGTTGATCGCGGTACGGATCGAGGGGTCAACCGTTGCTGCGGAGGTGTTCGCGTTCAGTGTCACCGTCATGGTGATGTCTACTGGGTTGGCGACCATTGCCTTAATGAGCACGTCTGCCGCAGCCGATTTGGTCAGTGCGATGGTGTTTGCCAGAAGCTCAACGAATGTCGGATACTGCGTCGAGATCGTAAACGTCTCAGTGATGAAATATGAAACGAGAACCGTTGCTCCATCTGGGATGCGACCCGTCAGGATGCGGGCAAGAGTAGCAGCCCCGGTGGTGGAATCGACTGTCAAAGTAAAGTCGATGTTTTCCTTCATCACTACGTCGATGACGCCGTTGTTGTACGTGACTTTGATGTAGCGAGAATCGTGTGGAACTTGTGCGCCGACCAAACCGGACGGATCGAAAGTCGCGGAGCCGATGACATCGAGACCACCGTCTGCGCCCAACAGCCCGTTCCAGCCGTCTAGTGTCAGCGAGAAGCCAAGTTGCGTGACAGGGAATACGTCAGTGCCCGTGGTGTAGCTTTCCGGCAACCAAGTGTCATGGACGAAACCGTCATTGTCGAGCGTGGTAGGTAGCGTGCCGCTGAGAACCTGCTGTTCCTGAGAAACGAACGACAGGCGCTCGTAAAGAACGAACTTGTTGTAACCGATGATGATCTGCTGTCCAGCTTGGATTGCACTCCCCGTGACAGTACCCGTCGAAGATGCTGGGCCGTAAGTAGGTTGAGCCAGATTCATTGTGAACTGCGTCGGTGATGCTGTAGCGATATTTCCTGAGAAACCATTCAGGATCGGGCCGAGTGTTGGGTCGGAGACATTGGCGAAGCTCACGCTCGCACCAACGCCGAAGTCATTGGCAGCCGTCACAACCAGCGTAGAGTTGTTGATGATCGCCAACTGGACGATGTTCACTACGGACGTGAGCGGTTGGATCGCGTACTGGTGGTACGGAGCCAGCGCTACGATGGTGTAGTCCACGCCGTACTGATAAAGCGTCGATAGGTCAAGGCTGCGCACGCTGTTCACGTTGAGCGGGTTGCCTAGTGCATCGAGCGGCTGATCCATACCGATGTCGATAAGCGTTGGTGTAGTAAGCGATGCGACGGTAATGGTCTTGGTGACTGGGCTGCTCGTCAAAGCAACCTGCACGATGTCGCCTGCATCGTTCGAACCGCCATTCAAGAGGAAGTCCGAGGTGTGTACGAGCGTAACGGCGCTATCTGGAAGAACACCCGACTCAGAGTTCGCTCCCGTGACGGAGTAGATTTGAAGCACAGGCTGCAACGCCGGAGTGTGTAGGAACGGAGACTCCAAGCGCATGAACAGCGAGAGCAGATACGTGCCCGCAGCAGCGCCCGCGATGGTTGCGACAGCAGCTTGGTTCGTCGCCGGGTTGCCGTTGATGACCAGCGGCACTTTAGCCTTGGTAACCGAGTTGCCCACGTACTGATAGGCGATGTCGTTGGGGTTCAGAATGATGAAACCCGACTGCGGATTGAACTGGGCGCGATCCAACGACAGGTAGAAGCTCTGGGCGGAACGAGTGACGAGTAGCTCGACGCCGTCGTACGGCGGGTAAGCCAGCGATGTGAACCCGCTAATCTGAAAGGTCATACCACCAAGGAATGTCAGCGGAGAATACGTGCTGGAAGTTCCGTAGACGCCGTTGTTCGCGTAGGTGAACGGGATGAACTCGTCTTGTTGCGACAGTGTGGTGCCGCGCACGTAGATGTCAACCGCTCCGAAAACGTGCTTCTGTCGCGTTGGGTCCCAATCGCGGAGCATCTCAAGGTCTCCGGCTGCCACGACTTGCGCCGAGATGATGCCGGGGGTGCTGAGAGCCGTCACGAGGTAGCCGTTCGCCGAACTGCTGTCGATGCCTGTGACTGCGCGAGCTTGGATACGAGCCGCGAATGCCGAGTTAGACTCTTGGTCGGTGCCAAACAAAGCCCCAGCCAAGTTGGTTACGCTGACACCCGTTGGAACTCCGTTGACCGTCTGGCGAATAGTGCCAGCGCCGACGTTACCCACGGAGCCGGGTTGTGTGCATTGTGCTGGAACGCTTACGCCCCACCATCCGGTGTTCGTGTTGAAGAACGAGGCGAGGTTCGCAATGTTGATCGTTCCCGAACCCTGCGTTGTGAACGCCAAGGCAGGCGTGGTGGAATCCGGTACAGTGGACACCGTTGCGCCTTCAGGAATCGTGATGTTGGAAGTCGGCTGCTGATACGTGTAGAACGTGAGAACAACCGTGGACTGCGTCGCACCGAGGCGCGTCAAGCCAGTCGTCTCACCCAATAGGTCAAACTGCTCGTTGATAAGGTTCTGTGTGTCCTGCGGCGATAGACCGTAAGCGCGGGCGATCTGCTGCTTGTACGGTGAGGACTGGAACGGATCGGAGATGCCGTTGCCGCTGACGTTGTCCACCTGTGAGATGGCTGAGATCGAAGTAGACACGCGGGCAAACCATTCGCGCACCGACATGTTCGCAAGCTCAATAGAGAACGGGTCGATGAAGATGTCTCGTACTTCAGAGCGTGGCGAAAGATCAAGATCAGGAAGCTGCTTGTTGATCTGCGCGATGAGGCGTCCGGCGATGTCTTCCTTGCGTTGAAGCACGGGGAAGTCGGTCGGGTTGGCAACCTTGAGGTTGACGTATCCGCAGAGCAGCGGGCCGTTCTGCACTGACTCATACACAATGTTGGTGTTGGGGTCTTGAATGACCGTCGAGAACATCGCGTAGAACTGTTGGGCATTGATGGAGGCGAACGGAACATCCACGGTGCTGTAATTCGTCAGCATCGAGGTGTTGGATGTCTGCGTCGTGCTGGTCGAGATGATGCTTACCGCTTGTCCGTTGTCGGCAATAGACGCCACACCAGAATCGCTGGCGTTGACGTAGTTGCTGTGGATGAACGTCGCTTGAAACTGGAATGGGGTCAACCCGGTCGAAAGAACTGTGAGGACTTGACCGTTCAAAAACGACTCAGCAGTACCACTGATGATTACCTGCTGTCCGGCTGTGTACGTATTTGTCGCCGTGACCGTGAGAAGGTTGCCGTTGACTGCGGTTGCCGTGATTGTGTTGCCGTAGTTTGCAGCCGTGAAAGCTGAGGTGAATCCGGTCGGAGTGGCGGTTAGAATGGTGAGCGTTTCACCGTTCAAGAACGTCGCATTGGCAAGGCTTCCAACCTCAACCACCATACCCGGCACGAAACTGTTCTGTGCCACGATGGTCGCCAAATTGTTCGACAAAACCACGTTTGAAATGATCGCCGTTGGGATGTTCACCGATGTAGACGACGATGAAGAGATCACAGTCTCCGCGCTGCTGTTGACGGCAGTGATCAGGTCACCAAATTGTGTGAACGGCGGGTTCACACCCGCTGGGTCGGTGGACACCATGACGCGCACACCAATGAAGCCGGGGAAGTCCGGGGTAACCCATTGGAGCGTGCAATCCGTCTGATTCTTTAGCGCAGAAATGCCGGACGGCGGGGCGATGGCTACGGATAGGTTGCTCTGCGCAAATAGAAGCGAGAAGCGCACCGTTGGGGTGACTGCTGTGACGCCCACGTTTGCCCAAAGAAGTTGGTTGTCTGTAGTTACAGCATCGACAGTGCCGGAATCTGCTGCTGTTGCGTAATCGCTTTGCGCGAGTGCTGCCGTAAACGAACTCGGTGTCGCGCTGGATACTGCGACGATTTGCCCGTTCAGGAATGTTGCAACCGTGAAACCCGTGAGATAAAGAACCTGTCCAGTTACGTAGCTGTTGGGGCACTGAACGGTCAAAGCACCACCAGAGACCGTGACCTGCGTGCCTGTGGTTGGCTGCAACTTGCTCCAGAGCGGTTGAGCAACGGCTGTGCCCGTGTCTGAGTTGTTGAGGAAGTTGGGCGCGATGAGAGTAGCTTTGAAGCCTGTGAATATCGGGCCTGTGCCGACTAGAGACGAAATCTGAACGGTTTGCCCGTTGAGTGAAGCCTCTGCCATTCCACCGAGAACGATGAACTGCCCTGAGACAAACTGGTTGCTGCATGTGACCGTGAGGAGGTTGTTAAAGATCGACGCTGCTGTGATTCCAGCGCCCGTGGAGGATGAAGTGCCAGTTCCAGTTGCGGAAACGAGAAGCTGGACGTTTCCGTTTGGATCGGCGTAACGCTGTCCTACAGAATAAACCGTACCGGGTTGCCACGAAAATGTCGGATCGTAGTTACGACCAAGCACCGTGACGTTGGTCTGCGCAATCGACGGGGTCAGGGCAATCGACTTAATGAACTGATTATTTGTGCCCACCAGACTAAACGTGTTGATCGCATAGTTGGTGTTGTAGATTCCAATCTCGACACGGGTCGTATTCCTGTCAGCGTCAATGACAAAGGGCAGAACGGAGGCGTCAATGGAAAGCACGTTGGTGCCAACCGGAAGAACCGGGGTGACCAGTACGAGAGGCGTCAATGTAGTAGAGGCTGCCATTATCCGTTCATCCTAAGCGTGAATCCCAGCGGAGCCGACTGACCACTGTAGTTCGATACCGTCGCACTCACGCGCACGATGGTCGGGTCTTGTGTGTCGATCACGGCAGTGACGTTCACGATGTCCTTCAAAATCTCCTGAGGATCGAGGTTCTGTACCGTGCTTTGCGCCTGCTGCACCTTTTGCATGTTCGTCAGGGCGTTGACCACGGAGGTTTGCAAATCGGTATCTGTAATCTGAATACCGAGTTTCCGACCGATATAGCTCTTTATGGTGCAAGTGAACGTTGGATAGAACGGGCAACGAGAAGTCAGAATCCACTTCAAGGCCTTCTGCGCCAACTTTGTGACTTGCGTGACCTCGGCGAAGGGGTCTGCGCCCACACCCAACTTGAAGTCGTTCAGGAAGCCTGTGGTGCTGCACTTCAGGCAAAAATCTTGCCGAGTGATGTAGGAAACCTCGATCAAAGGCAACACGATGCGCACGGGGGAGTTGAACACGATCTTGTAAAACGTGTCGTTCTGTCCTTGCACTTGCTGGATTCTGTCTTCATCAATTTCGACTTGCCAGCCGTACACCGGGTCGGTCGCAAAGACCTGTTCACCGCCGATCCACATCTGTACGGAGCCAGCGCCATTGATCGGGGCGCGTTGATTGATCGACGGCATTCCCGCGTAGTTCAGAGTGCGAAAATCATCCTGATTGACGATGTAGCGTTCGAACCACTGGTGGTGATCACACGCGCCAATGGGCATCTTCGACATCGGGTCGAACATCATCACGTTGTAGTCGAAGCTCATTAGGTTGCAATTTCCCTTGTGTCTACCGTCTTACCAGTGCCAGCCGGAACGGCGTTGATCTGCTCAATTTCCCACTGCGTCGGGATGTCAAGCTGATGCACGCGGAACCTTGGCTGCGTTGTTCCTGTCGGATAGACGTCAGTTTGGTCGTTCACTAAAACAGCTTCGTATTCCGGTTGACTGAAATAGCTGGTTACGCGGGTGATGAGGTTCTCGACCGTGTCGTTGGAGAACTGCGTCGGGTTCATCGCCATGAACGCTTTTTCTGCCTTATCTTCAGTCTTTTCAATGAGATTGCGAAGCTGGTTCATCTGGAAGACGCTGTCGTCCTGCCGCTGAAACTGCTCCTTCATGTAGTCCTTGATCTGCGACATGGCGATCATCGGAAGCTGGTCATCGCGGTAGGGGTAGTCGAACGCGCCCTGCGGTCCGGGCTTCCACGGTGCTTTGTGGAAAGTCGGAGCAAGCTGCTCGTCGTTGAGCGTCTGATAGAACTGTTCCAGCGCACCCGCAGTCTTGCGAAGCTGCTCGGCGCGAATCTGGTAGTGCTGCTGGATTGCAGCGAAGTTCTTTTCGCGAGCGCGAACCCATGTGTTGAACGCTTGCTGCTGCGTCAACGACATGTGCCCTAAGAAGTTGAAGGGCGGCCCGGTGTAACCGTAGAAAAATCCGTTGTTCGCCATTCAGTCCTCACTTCACGATTGCTTGCAGGTTGTGGGTGTAGATGTAGCGACCCGGCTTCGTACCTGCCGCGAAGTTACGACCGCCGCAGTACATGCGGGCAACACGGCGCATACCGAGGTGCTCCACAGCTACAAGCGGTGACCAACCGATGACACCCTGTGTGTCAGTGTCGATCTCAGTGATGACATGATCACCAACCCTGCGTTCACTTGCGTAGGCACGAATTTCACTCTCTTCCATACCATCTACGATGTCCATGATGGACTCGCGGCATGGGACAGGCG